TGATGGCCCATGGCCCGTTAGGCACCACGTCAGCCGGCCCGCGACGCTGTGCAGCCTCTACCAGATCGCCGGGAATCCAGCTATCTGAGGTGGAAGCGTTGTAGTCAATGTCCACCTCTTGCGCCAAAACAACCGGGTCTAGGTCATTCTGCTGCTTGGCGTACCAGTCAGGCCCCTTGCGAGGGTCATCGCGCCAATGGAAGGTGAAAACCTTAAGCTTGCCGCCATGACGCTTGCGATAGAACGGGTTTCCATTACCGTTCGGCGTTGAAACATCGATCTTGCAGTTCGAGGTCTGCGACAGAGCAGCATCAATTGACTCGGCCCGCTCGTAGAAGGCCGATTCATCTTTGAAGTAGATGCTCGTCCGGTTGCCCCGACCGATGTTGTCGCCAGACTCTCCGACGATGGCAGCCCCATTTTCAGGGTTGGTCAGCGTCATGTAGGGCGCGTGCTTCTTAGGGTTCCACCCTTCCGGCCGGAACTCCTTTGGCAGCAGCCCAATGAACTGCCGGGCCTTCCAGAACAGCGACTTTGGGTCGCTTAGGTCGTCTACGTACTCTTCCTTGCGTGAGCCAAAGCCGGCCACCGTTCCGCTATGGAACAGGAACATCCAGCAGGCGAACGCGATGCAGAGCCAGGAGACGCCCATGTCCCGGCTTTTCTCAACAAGGCCGTCCTCGCGCCCCAGCCAGCGATCACGCAGCCAGTTGATGTACTCCGCCTGCTTGGGAAAGAGCAGGAACGGCACCGTGGTCGGCAACCCAATTTCGGCGTTTCGTGGATCGAAGGTCGTGCCCCAATCCGTGATGAACGCCACCGGTTCACCCCGGTACTTGAGCTTGACGGCCTCGATCAGGCCAGGCTCAGCCCTCAGCCTTGCTAGGCGCTCTGCCCGCTTTCGCCACTCGGCTTCGTAATCCGGCTGCCAATCATTCACCGTCCAGCATCCGCTTGTAGGCTTCCTCGGGCGTCAGCGTGACAGAGTGCTTGTGCTCCACTGGCTTGTCACCACCCTGCACCGTCTGCTCAATCTTGTCGCCGTATCGCTTCGGATCCCATTTCGCGAGAAGCTTCAGGCGCGTCTCGATCTGGAGCTTCCGGTGCCCCAGCATGTCGCCCCGGCGAATCTCGATGCCGGTCGCCTTCTCCGTGACTTCCTCGCCTTCAAAGGGGGTGTCCGCGATCATCAGCGCCTGTTGCGCGATGGCATCGAAGCCCATTTCCCTCGCGCGCGCGATGCGTGCGGCGAATTCTTGTTTCTCCGCGAGCCAGTCGTAGACGGTGCGCCAAGCGGGCATGCCGTCGTCCTGGCAGATTTTCCGTAGCGGCTCCCCATTCGAGATGCGCTCACAGATGGCGTCGGCGATCTCTTGGCTGTAGGCCATCAGGTTCCCGCCTTTCGCTCGGCGGCCTCATGGCAGAGCTGCGCTTCGGTGACGAGTCGGAGCTTTGTGTCCCCTTTGCCTGGATGCAGCCCGCATGTCGCCTCGATGTCACGGCCGTCGAGCCAGCTTTGCAGCTTGTCGATAGTGATGCGAATATCCCAGGGCGGCCCAAACGACTTCGCAAGCATCAGCGTTTCGCCGGTCTCGGTGTCCTGGATGTAGAGCCGTTCGTTCGCCATGGTCAGCCACCCAGGACTGGCGATGGCCCCAGCCGCACCAGGCGGCGATTGCCCCATGCCAGCCGAAAGCTCGTCCGATGCGCGGCGCACCTGGCTATGTCGTAATGGCTACCTAGTACCGCGAAGATTCGCAGGCGACCGATCTCGATGTGAAGCATCATTGCTTCAGCCCCATTTTGGCCGCCACATGCGCCGCCGCTGCCGTCTTGGTAGGCGTCGGGTAGACGAACTGCTGGCGGATCCGCTCGGCGATCTGCGCGCCAGTTTGGTCGCAATCGGCCATCTGGGCGCAGTGCTCGCCCAGGGCGCGGATGAAGTTGTAGATGCGCTCGCCGGATTCGCCCTCAGCGGCAGCCGACATCATGGCGCGGATGAGCATGTCGTTCATTGGCGTACGTATTGAGTGGGGAGTCGCACATTGATCGTGGTAGCGAACTTTGTGCAGTCCCGTGTGGCGATCCTGAACTGCTCAAGGCGCACTACCGTCCTAAATGCTGCCCTGAAACGCCAGCGCTCCAGATCCGCGATCACGTCATCCACCCAGTGATCGCGGAGCGAGGTTATCTTCATGCTGCGATGCTCTCGATCTGACCCATGCCGTGCGAGCCGAAGCTGCCGCTTTCCTCGACGCCCACGATGTCGCCCTCGCTGATCAGGACGTACTTGCGGCCGTCGATCGTCTCGTGCGGATACTCGAGCTCCGAGAAACGGACGACATCGCCCACCCTGGACTGCATCGGCTCGGGGATCTGGGTCTTCGGGTGACGCTTGCCCGGCCCTACAGCGACGATGGTGCCGCGGTTCATGCTCTCGATGGCGTTATCGCGGGAGCGCCAGCGGGTCACGTCCGGAGGAATGATGAGGCCCGCTCGGTTCGGGATGGTCTCGTCCAGGAGGACGAGCACCTTATCGTGCAACGGGCGCAGCATTCTTCTTCTCCGGCGGCTTGCGCTTGGCTTCCTTGAGCTTCTCGCGCACCTTGAGCGGGATGAGGTCGCAGAGCTTCACAGCTCTTTCCCGGCGGCGTCGAGCACGCGCAAGCCAATAGCGTGCGCCTCGTCGACAATGTGTTGAGCCTTGTCCTCCCGATCATGGATCCAGGCCAGGAAGTCCCGGATGTGCTGATGGAGGCTGGCGTCGATGGTGCCGAGGTATGCGGCGACGTGGGCTTCGATGGAGGCGAACATGCGGGTTCCAATGCAAAACGCCCGCTGGGCGAATCATGCAGGCGTCGACAATGCCCAGTGATCAGTCTGGGCAGCTTCCGCATTCACGGAAGACTCAAAGATGGCTGTCGAGGCTGGCTTCGAACCAACGACCATCGGATTAACAATCCGACACTCTACCGACTGAGCTACTCGACAAATTCTGAAGGCACTCAGGCCTCGTATCAGGCCCTGACAAACCCTGCTGCGCTTGCTGCGTCGGCTTCGGTCAGACTGCCTGATACGCGGACTTTACGGAAATGCCGCCTACTCGTCCATTTCCGCAAACCCGCGCTCATTGGCATGCGACAACTCGGAGGCGATGAGCGATGCACCTTCCTGCAGCCAATTACGCCAAGTGCGCTCGGTGACGGCATAGCGCGACTTTAGGATGATCTCGACCTCGCCGGCCGTCCACGGCTTGTAGGCGCGCAGGATCACGAGCTTGTGCTTTTCCTCGCGTCGATCGATGGCTGCTTCGAGATCTCGCCAGTCCTGGCCGCAGAAGCCAGTCGGTTCATAGCTTCGAGCTGGCGCGGCGACTCGCTCCTTGAACATCGGAGAGACTGGCGCGTATCCCAGGGCCTCGAGCACCGTATGGCGCCCCCAGGCGACGAGCATGGCGTCGAGCCATGGCGGTTGAACGGTGCAGCGGCGGCTCATGGGTGCAGCGCTCCTACGGCTCTCAGAGCCTCTTCAGGGTTGGTGACGATGAACACAGGGCCGCCCCATGCTCGGTGCCAGTCCTGTTGGTCAGGAGTGAGCTTGCGGGCGCTCGGTGGCTTCGAGCCGTCTTTGACCTCGAGCAGGGCATAGCCGATGGTCGGCGCCCATACCAGCAGATCCGGCACGCCGCCACCGATGGCCGCGAGGCTAAGGACGTAGCAGCCGGCAGAGCGGAGGGTCGAGACCACCTCCGAGTGGTTGGAATCGGTGCGGGCGGCGCGGCGCATTAGGATCCGCTCCCGCCAAGCTGCGCGCGGGCGCTGTCGGCCTGCATCGCCTTGTCGATGGCCTCACCACACTTTTCATCCCAGTCCTCAGAGTAGATCGTCGGCACCACAAGGCAGACACCATCGTCTCCGTCTGAGATATTGCGGGCGTTGTCAAGCAGCCACCGATAACGGGCCGCATCCCTGCGCAGCGCGTCTTGCGGCGCGGTTGCATGCAAGTCGGCACGCCGACACAGACCCGGCGTGACGCCTTCGCCGCATTTCTTGCACCACTGCATTGTGCCGGGCTGGGCGCGCGCAGCGAGGGCCCGCGCCGCGAGCTCGGCATCCTGATGTACGGCAAGCGCCTTGAGCAGCGCCTGGGTGGCGTAGGCGCGCATCTGGTCGGCGGTGTAAACGCTGCCCATCAGGTCGGGATAGCATTCGCCGCTCTGGTCAATGTAGCCTGCCGCCTCAGGCAACTCCGGCATGGAGCACTTATTCGTTTGCATGCATAGGGAGCGCTCGCACGTTCCTGCGTTGCCCGTGCAATGCGGCCCGCTTGAGGCGTCGGGGTGGGATGTGATCATTGCTGGTCTCCAAGGATTGCGGCGGCTCGGACGATGGCACGTCGGACGGCTGCGTCGTAGTCTCGGGGGTCTTCCTCGCTAACACCGCAGTCGCCACGTCCGACCGGCCAGCAGTTGACGCCGAAGTCTGCTCCAGCGAGCGTGCGCATGTGCTCGATGTTGATTCGGAGGCGATTTGCCAGCCGCAACGCGTCGCCATCGTCAGCGAGGGGGTTCCAGTGTTGCCATCCATCGTCAGCACATACGGTGAGGCCGTCATCCCATGCTTGCCCCGGAGGACAGTCGTAGTCAGCAGCCTTCGCAGCCTTCTCCAGCAGATCGCGGTCGGTCATTGCTGCTCCTTCCGATCCCTGAGTCCCCACAATACTTGCGCCCTACCGGGGCCAATTCCCTTCGGCCTGGGCGCTCGACCAACATCCACGACCACGCCCAAGCGCTTGAATTCGCGGATCCAGCGGGAAATCGTGTTGAGCGCCGCGCCCGTGCTCTCCACAAGCTGCCTCTGCGTCTTGGGGCCATCCATGAGCGCCTGGGTAAAGAGGGCTCCGAGGAATGGGCCGTCCACATAGCTGCTTCGATCGGTGGCCCGAGGGATGACAAGGCGCATGGGTCGAACCTGTTCCGGCGCAGGCTCGGCGATATTGAAGACGCTGGAGTTTGGAAGCATGGTTACCCCGCAAGGTTGAAGACAGAATTCGCCGGCCCGTATTTGCGCCAGGTCTCGCCTTTCATGACGACGCGCGCCGTTTCGTAGGAAACACCCCATTTCTCGGCAATCTCGTGCAGCGAAAGACCGCTGTTTCGGATCGCCTCGACTTTCTCATGGTCGAGCTTTCCGATGCCGATAGCGGCCGGCATCGCCTGATAGCGACGGATGTATGTCGGCTGCTTCGCGAGGCGATCATGGAATGACCTCGCAATGATTTCTCCCTGCGTTCCCGTCGTCAGGCATTCTTCGCTGACGCAAAGGCGGTTACCGCACTTCGTCGTGACCCGATGCCCGCGGGGAACCTTCTTGCCCAGGATCACCGTGTAGACGTAGCGACGCATCTCGTGCCGCTTACCGTCGACCGTGAGTCCGGGGTAGCCCTTTGCAACCTTGCTGCCCTGCCAGATCAGGCAGGGGCCGTCCTCTATGCAGCGGCGGCCTACTTCGGCCATGTCCCAATGGATTTTCGTCATATTCCAGCGATGCGAAAGATTGACGACTGCGGTGCCTCGAATATCTCTGCAGCCGCCTTGTGGATGCGAATGGACTGGCGTCCGGGCGAGTACGGAGTGAACTGGTCGCTGTCACCATGCAGGCAACGCCGCTCCACCGGGTGCGCTATGTGCTGGGAGTGGTAATGAGCACAGCCCTCGCGCAGTTCGCACATGCCGCCCATGCAAGGGCGCTGGAAGCCGGTTTTCATGTCGTCCCTCCCAGCGCCTCACGCCAAGCCGCACGCTGAAACGGAGTCAGTCCATTTCCACGGCTCTCGAGCTCTTTGAGGTCGCGCGCCCAGCCCTTGGGATCGGTGCCGCTCTTCCCCTTGAAGGCTTCCTTGACCTTCGCGGCGACGACCGGATTGACCGGTTCCGGCTTAGGCGCCTGGAGCAGTCGTTGCTGCTCTGTCGGCCCTTTGCACAGCTCCCTGAACTGCAGCACAGTCGGCGCTCGATCCGGCGGCAGTTGGGACAGGCCGCGTGCGAGCGCTTGCGGGTTCTGTTGGTAGCAGGCCAGTTCGGTTGCCCAGTTCGCCTTGACCTTGTCCATTGGCACGCCGTCATACTGGCGCAGGAAGGACTGCCCGTACGTTACGGCCAGCTTGTCGAAGAGCCTATCGATCCAGCGCTCGGGGAGTGACATCGATGACCTCGGCTTCCAGGATGTTGGCGGGTGTTGGTCGCCGGATTCCGGCGGCCTCTTCGTATCGTTGCTGGGCTACAGCCAGCTCTTGAGTTCTGTATGACTGTGACGGTGGTCGGCCGGCTTCGCGCTCTTGCGGCTTCAACCACGATGCCTCCAGTCCCTGCGAACCTCGCAGACACCAGACGCGCAAAAACGCCTCAAGTGGCATCTGAGCCTTCAGCGCTTCGTCCCGTGCGCCGGCGATAACGGTCTCCGTGACCGGCGCTCGCTTTCTCGTCCTGAGAGACAGCCAATCTGCCCAGACTTGCTCACTCACGTCATCCGGCCTGGGATGGGCAGGGGGACGCTCGGGCTTGCGCGAGCGCGTAACGCCTTCGCCTACGTCTTCGTCTACGGATACGTCTCCGAATACGGGCGCATCTGCTATTCCTTTGCTAAGCATCTGCTGCGCGTCTGCTGCGCAATCGATTGGCGGATCCGGGAACCTGCTCTTTTGAGCGCGCACTTGCTGCCCGAAGCTCTCGACAACCAGGTAACTCTCCCCGTCCTGAGCCGGGTACACCCTTACAAGGGCCGCGTTCACGCAAGCGGTGAGCCACTTCCCAATGTCCGAGTCGGAAACCTTATTCAACTGTCGTGGGTAGCAGGCCGCGCGCAGCAGCCCAGGATCCGCGTAGTAGCGGCCGAAGTCGTCTACCACCGACATCAGTCGCCGGTAGAAGACTTCTTCGGCCCAACCCGCCAGCCGCGCGATGCGCGGGCTGGTCAGGATGCCTTCGCGAAGGATGCGATTAGGCATGCGTCCTTCCCGCAAGGCGCGTAGAATTGGCGGTGTTCACCTTCTTGGCCCCGCTCGTCGGGGCCTTCTTTCCTAGCACTTCGGAAACGATGATCTGGCGAACACGGGTGAGGATTGTCCCCGTGTCTGTAATCTGGATCTTCGATAGCCCCTGCGCCTTCTCATCGAATGCGCGCCACGCGCGGCAGAACAGGTCGAGGTTGCCGCCCACCATGCCCCGCACTTGCTGCCGGTAGAGGCCCTGGATAGCGGGCGACATCGACTCGTACTCGTCGTTGTTCAGCGCGTAGTAGCTGATCGCGATGTAGTCGAAGTCTCCGCCATCGAGGAGCCGAAGAATGGCCGCCGAACGCACGGCGGCGCTGCTCCAGGTCTTGGAGCAGCTCGAGCAGCACTTCCATAGCCGCTCGTAGGGTTCCGAAGTCGCCTTGACAAATGGAATGAGATAGTCC